ATTTGTTGGTTCAGGTAGTTGCATAAACCATTCCGTTGTACGCCAAAAAGCAACTCCATACAAGGTAATTAAAAAACGGGGAAATATCCTCCATTTATCAATTTGCTCTGGCTTAATCACTTTTTCTTATTAAAAAATTTAACAGCATTTCCTACGCCCTTGATGCCAAAGCTAGCTGAGCAGGCAATATATAATAAATGCTTGTAATAGTCTGGGAGTTGTTGGAGTGCAACAAACCCCGCTTCTATGTGTGGTGTCATTCCAGGGATGAAGACTGCTACGGCTGGCGCAAGTAGGCAAATTAAAATTAGTTCATCTTTCCAGGATCCTTTCATTTGATCCACGGCCGATGCCTCCCATGAAACTTTGCCGGCAATCTGTTGCTCTTTTAAAGCAGAGACAGCTTTTATTTCTGTAAGTTTGGCGTGTGCCTTTGCCTTCTTCGTTTCCACGAAGCCAGAAATTGCGCTTCCGGCAACACTTAGTAATGGTTTTAAAAGAAATTGTAACATTATGCTTTTTGCGCCTGCTGCCAAAGTGTTAGGTCACCATAAATATCCCCTGGATCAAATTCTTGTGTTGCAGCTAAAGAAAATGCTGGATCGTAAAGTGGATTAGCCTGAGCTGCAAATTCTTTTCCGTACATCTGTTCCATATTCGCCATCGTTGCCACTCCTAGTCCTTCGTCCAGTCTTGCCTGCTCTCGCGCTTCCACATCGCTTAATGATTCTGAAAACCACGTATGTTTCGCCAAGTCTGCTAGGGAACCAAACATTCCGTATTGCTGCGGCTGACCCCAAGGGTCAGACCACGGATCCCATGCCTCTTCCTCTCTTTGTGTGTAATAATCTTTTTCCTTTCCTATTATATCCCCTGCCATTTCCTTAAATACTCCAGGAAGGGTGATATCCATTGGGTTGCTTGGATCCCAGTTTGCTTGAAATTCATCCACCATCTCTTTGCCAAATCCAGTGAAAATAGGATTTCCTGAAGAATCAAGAATCATGTTTCCTTCTGCATCTACTGCCATAATTTTTCCAAGAGTATTAGTAGCTTGGTCTTCAATATAAGGAGAGTCTGGATCATAAAATTCTTTTGTGTATTTTGGATCTTTAGACAATTCATAGGCTAAAAGATTGCCAATCATCATATCGCTTGGATTCGTTATAGCCTTATGCTCTGGTATAACAGTTGATCCAAATAAAGCATCAGGATATCCTGAAGTAAAATAAGGACTACCTGTTCCTGAATATTGACTCCCCCCACCAGTACCAGCAAGCGCGATATCTGCTTCTATTTGTGCCTGTTGTTCGGCTGTAGAACCTGTTGCCCATGATAAATCTAATCCATCACCAGTTTCAACTGGCTGGCTTGTATCAACAGTAGGTGCAGTATAGTCTACGCTGACAAGAGGCTCATCCCTTCTGTCTTCTCGTTCAGTAGGTGGTCTATTGCCACCAGTAGTAGGTGCAGAAGGTGTTGTAGTACCACCAAAATACTGATTATACCATGCCATTATATTCTATCGATCAACAGGACCTAATTGGTCTGGATAGTACTGAGGACCCCATAGTCCCCTTATTTCTTCCTCTTCTTGACCCCAATATGGATCCATCCCTACTGGGCCATAATTTCGCTCTTGGAAATCGTAAAGATCCGGATGCGTCTCCGTCCATGGATCCCCTTCTATTGGGACGTAAGGAGTTGTAAAAGGATTTACATCTGTATATTTCCACCCAGGCAATGTGTTTGGGTCCCTGTCGCGGAGGCTAGCCATCTCGGCTAATTGTTCCTCTATCCATTCATCTCGCTCAAGATCACGATCAGGATATCCACTTGTATCTATAGGATGGAAAGCGTCACCTACGCGCCATCTTAAAGGGCCACCTAAGTCCTGAGCGTCATAATCCTCCAGAATTGAAGTTGGTCCATCGAAATATGCAGGCAATTCTACCCCGTATTCTTCTCCAGGAAGAACTGTAGTTGTTACATCATCATCAAAAGGTGGTTTTGGTCTTATTTTTGGTACTATAGGAAGTTCTGCTTCAAAAACAGGTTTATTAAAATCAGTAATAGTACGACGCATATAGTCAGTGTCTCCGTCTTTAAGGATAGCATGCTTCTCTAAAAATCTTCTTCCACCTATAGTTCCTTCCAGTCCGCTTTGCAGCTTATTGGAAAGTCCTCCGTAATCTGTTCTTTCTTCGAATGCTCCTGGAGGCTCCCCGAATGCAGGCACTGCTGGTACCGCTGACGTGTCAAAGCCAAGATCATCCAAGGCGTAATTAACCCTGTTTGACATTGATGCATTCCGAAGCGCTGTATTGGCTTGGTCTAAATAATATTGTTTTCTCTCGTTGTCATTCTCTACCGCCGCCATATCTTTGTATTTATTATAATATTCCAGCTCATCACCGGTCATCATTTCTTCCCGAAGATTGTTGGTATAGAGATCCCCTAGAATTTCCTCATTCTCTGCCGCTCTCTTTTGGCTTTTAAGCATATTCCCAAACGAAGGAAGAAGAGATAGTAAACCTGGAAGATTAACCATACTTCCAAGATCCCCTGCCATAGTTGTCACGTCTCCGTATAATCCTGATTTTCTTGCTGGTCCTGTCACATCCCTGAACTGTTGTCCAGCATCACGTCTTAAACCGCCAAATAGATTTGAAAGCCATCCTTCTTTAGCATCATCACCGGGTCTTTTTCTTAATTGCTCTGAGTCTACATCACGCCAATTTGGGCTATAGGTATATTCCTTTTGTTTAAATCTTCCGAATTCAGGATTAGGAAAGGATGGCAACGACTTTCTAAATTCTTTAATATCGTCACCACGCGCCTGGATACGTTTTCCTCGAGCGGATTGTTTGCTTAAGTCCGCCTTTCTGTTAGGATCACGTCTTATGTATGCCATTATGCACCTGGTAAAATTATCATTTTAAGAACCACAAGAACAACGATGACGATGATGCCGGCTTTAATCCAGTCCTTCATTCCCCATTCGTTCCACTCTTTCAGGTGATTCCAAATATCTTTCAATAACTTCATATTTCCCTCCTAGTGTATTGTTGGTCTATGCTCTCGAAGCATTTCTTCCATCATGTCAAAACTTTCCACGATAGTTGCAAATATATGCGCCGTGTCCCTTGGACCCAAAGTATCAACATAAAGATTCCTGGTAACAGCCATAAGCGCACTTGCAACCAATAATTTATCCTCATCGGTTTTTATTTGTAGCCGTGCCGCCTTTTCTATGGCGAGCATGGCATTATTTATTTTGACTATTTTTTCGTCCATTCATTTTCTCCTTCATTGCTGCAATTCTCTCGGCACTTCGGATCTTTTTGTTTTCACGCAGATCCTCCATGTTCTGTCTTATCTCGTCAATAGTCTGTTTTGTATCCTCTTTTATAGCACCAAAACTTTCCTTTGCAAGTGTTTCTTCCATCTTGCCTTTCATCTTGTCGCGTTCAAGATCCATCTTCTCAGCTTCTATGCCAATATCAGCCATAAGCTTATTATCTTCCACTTCGCCCTTCATTGAAACTTCCGCCGCCTTCAGGTCAATCTCTTGTTGTTTTAATCGTACTAATGGATCCTGTTCCATGTTGCCAGCTTTTTCTTGTTCCTGTTTCGCCATTTCAGCAATCATTACTGCCTCCATTTCTGCAATCTTGGATTCCATTTGAATCTTAAGTTGCTGGCTTGCCTGTTCAGCCTGCTGCGCCATCTGTTGATTTTGCTGTGCTTGTTGCATCATCTGATCCACTTGTTGAATTTGTTGCTTCATTTCTTCTTGAACCTGTAACGCTGCCATCAAAGCAATATGCTCCATGATATGCGATTCCATCATTGCGTAAAGCTGTGGATTAATCTGCACCATGCGTGTGAACATGAATTCGCCGTGCGTATCTATGTGCGCCTTATGGTTCTGATCAGGAAATGCTTTTGGATTCTGTCCCTTCATCGCCAGTGAATTTTCCATTGCGGGGCTCATTGGCTGTGGCTGGTCTGGATCCGGTTTTAGTATTGCATCAATGTTATCAACATCTAATGCCTGATAAACCCTTCTGTATGCCTCGCGTAAATTATGCAGTGCAGGATTGGCAATTGCCAATTGCAACTGCTGTTGCGCCAACATGACACGTTGCGACATGGAGAAAATATTTGGATTTGAAATTGGTAAAATATCAACACGCTCATCAAAGTCGCTTTGCTTAATCATTCTATTTCCACCCTTAACCATGTAAGGATATTCTGGTGGAAGATACATTTGAATACAACGCGCAAGAAGTTGAAATTCTAATCTTTGTGCATAATGCAATCGCTTATGGATTGCACTCATAACTTTTGTTCCTCTTTCTAAAAGAGCAAGTGTTGTTCCAACAGGATTTTGTTCGTTGCCTTCTCCCATTTTCATATCTGCAATTGCTGCAAAAGATTTTCCTGCGTCAACGCAAAAGCCCAATAAAGCAAATAAAGTTTGTGATGGTTCCTTAAATGGAAGTGGTAAAAGTGATTCCTTGATTGAAGTTCCTGTTACATCAACATCACGAAATTCTCCTGGCTGCAATGGCTGGTCATGGTCACGTATTCTCATGCCACGCGCCTTGAAGCCTGCTGGAAGGTTAGCGAGAGTTCCTGCGTCAATCAGTTGGCGTAGTACACTTGTTGCCGTTCTCGATAACCCACCTAGCATATGTATTAGACCAAACCCGTAAAAGCCTAGTCCTGGGAGGAACTTGTAGTGCGTAAAATAGTCAATTCTGTTTTTTAGTTGATCCTGTTCAAGCCAGTTCCTTTTAATGGAAAGAACCTTGGTTGAAAATTGATCAATTGTAATAATATATGGAAGCTTAATTCCACTTTCATCCTCAAATCCTGGGACATCCGCAACAACATGCATTTCCAAAAGAAAATGCTCATCATCATCTGCTGCAATAGTATCACTGACTCCTTGAAGCTCATCAACTTTTTCAGTTACTCCACTAATAGTATTAATAGAACCAGTCAAAACTTCTATATCGCGATAAAATCCACTAATCTGTTGTTTTCTTAATTCATTGGAATCAATTTTGGTTACATGGGTAATTCTAAATGCTTCCTCAAGTGAAGTTGCCATATAATTGACAACACAGTCTTCTGAAGAAACAAATTTTGAAACTGGTCTTTGTAAAAGTGAATCATAATAAGTTTTCTTGAATGCGGAGCCCGATAAAGGAAGGTAGAATAATAATTGATCCATGTCCGGATCATAT